CATCCACGTGACAACATTGCCTTGCGTTATCTGGCCGAGGAATTGAATCTTGGTTATGACATATTTGATACCATCATGAAAGCACGTGAACAACAGGCCAAGAACATGGCTCGTTTCATTTACGACAACAGAGCCGGTTTGCCGGTATACATTCACGGCAAGGCCTACAAACCCAATGTGGACTATCTTGAAGGCAGTTATAGCCTGTTGGTAGGTTATTACTTGCAACAGATGGGAATTGATCCGGTCTATATAGATCCCTTGACAGATCCAGACTCTGTACCAGCAAGTGTAACAGGCTGTGTATTATTGGCACACAATCAACAGATCACATACGGCTATGCTGGAGTAGATTCAGACCAACAGCTTTATACCAAAATACTCAGTGGTAGTGTAGTGGTCGATCCTTGGCGTCGATACAGCACTGACAATACCGACATTCAAGTTATACACTACGGCAACACCAGACCTCAATGATCTATTATAACTTAGCAAAGTTCTGGGACGACGAGTTCAAACACTTGATCTACACCAATGAACCTTTCAACGACAATGCCAACACACGCCACTGGTTGGAGTTGGGATTTCCTGGCAAGTTTACCGGCGACATGTGCGATATGCGTAACGAACAGCCCAGCTGGAACAATTTGTTTATCAAACATTTTGAACAACTGGGGTGGGCGGACATAGGCACCAGTTACTATCGCATGATGCCGGGTACAGTATTGCCTACTCACGGTGATGTGTATTTGAAATATGTAGAACTGTTTGATCTGGCCGGGCGAGAAAAAACAATACGTCGTGCAGTGGTATTCTTGGAAGATTGGGCACCAGGACACTATGCCGAATATCTAAATAAACCGTTTACCGAATGGCGGGCTGGAGCCACAGTAGAATGGACCTACGATGAACCTCACATGGCAGCCAATATGGGACTGGTTCCCAGATACACTTTACAGATAACAGGACATGTCAATGATTAGCAGTCACAATGAATGGGATCCGTTGCGCCGTGTTGTGGTAGGATCAGCTGCGCATGCCAATTGGCCGGTCAATGACCCGGTATTTCAATTGGAAAGCGAAAAAACACTTTGGAAAGAAACTCCGGTTCCCACAGGACCTGTGCCCGAGTGGATCATTGAAGAAACAGAAGAAGACCTATCTGCTTTGTGTTCAGCGTTGACCGAGTTGGGAGTTGAAGTGCTACGTCCCAATCCGTTAGATTTCCAAGCTCACGACGGACTATACAATTACTGCCCCAGAGATAGACTGTTGGTATTTGGCGAAACAGTGATTGATACTGCCATGATGTATCCGTGTAGAGACATGGAATATCAATGTTATTCAGATATTTTGGCAGATGCCACGGAAATTATACACATGCCCAGAGATCAAGGACTGGTACTTGATGCAGCCAACCTGTTGAGATTGGGTCCTAAAAAAATGCTGTTCCTGGAATCAGCATCAGGCAATCGCGCTGCTTACCATTGGCTGTTGGCAAATTTACCCATGGACACCAGTATTGAACTATGCAACTTCTACTCAGGAGTTCACATTGATTCAACCATAGTGCCCTTGCGTGAAGGTTTGGTCATGCTGAATGCCAGCCGAGTAACAGAAGCAACTGTTCCTCGGGCATTCAAACAGTGGCAAAAAATATGGGTCAACGAAGTTGTGGCCCAGGATTTTTATCAATATCCTTACGCATCAAAATGGATAGCCTTGAACATGCTGGTAGTGGATCCCAACACAGTCATAGTAGATCGCAAACAACAACAGTTGATAGCAAAATTGGAAAGTCATCAATTCACAGTGATACCCTTGGAACTGCGACATAGCCGTACCCTGGGTGGTGGATTCCATTGTGTGACGTTAGATATATTACGCTCATTGTAATAAATAGTTTTATGACATTCACTCAATATACCGATGCGGTACTGTCCGCGTTAACGTTCAATCCAAGATTGGACGATGTAATTGCACGTAAACAAGAAGTACTTGATGGTGTGTATCGTACAGAAAATCTTGAACCTACCAGCATATTGTTTGTGGGATTCAATCCGGCTATTGTCAGTACAAAAGCAAAAACTTTGACAGTTACAGAAATCAGCAAAGCAGCTCAGAGTTGGCTTGACACTCGCGGAGTAAAGTACACATATATTGATCCTGTAGATTTAGACAAACATGCCAAGGCGTTTCAGTGTGTTGTGGCCATGGATGAGTATTTTACCTTTGCCGAATCAGATCAAGAGCAACAGGACAAGATCGCTAAAATTTGTAATTTGGCCACTGCTTTTGTGATAAGTACTGTACGCGATTACAAGAATCAAGATTTCAAAGATCGTGAATTTAGTACGCCGGCCCTGGTACGCAACGGCGGTGAACTCAAAACATTTGTAGAGTTGCACGATTGGGATTTAAAAGATCGCACACGTTGGAACACAATGATTTATGAAATTGATCGTACTACCAATTCGTTGACCACATACGGTCAATTTGAACGTCGTACAATGTTTTTTAAGCAGTTGGCAAAATTTAGTATGGACGCAGGAGCAGTGAATTTCCTCGTTCACAAGAACTTGATGTACAAGTCGCTCATAAAGAAAAATTATGAGCACGTAGTTAGCATACAATTCGAATAAAATGGAAATAGACAATCACGTAAGTGGTATAGTACAAACAATAATTTCACAGATAACCGCCCAAGTTCAACAACAGGTGGCCAGTCAGATTGATCAACGCATTGCAGAAATTATTGACAACTTGGATACCACATCAATTCTGGCCAATCAACTTAGTCAAAAGTTAGATCAACGTATCAACCAGCTACCACTTGACACCAACAGCATCGAAGCCTTTTTAAAAACTCGGCTTGACAATGTGACTTCAACCTTGACAGCTCAGATACAGGAAAGATCGGTAGCAACAGCACAGGACTATATTTCCCAACAGGTCAACAATATCAACTTTCGAGACCTTTGCCAGTCTGCACTGACAGTGGCAATACAACAACAGAGTTTTGCATATCCAGCAAACAGTATTCCTGGGTCAGCAATTGATCCTGCAGGGTGGCGCATATCTGGAGACAATGTGTCGGGCGGCATTATTGCCAACTTTGGCAGCACTGGTATAGACGACCGGGCTTCTGCCTGCCAAGTCACAGTGATGGACGATGTCACTGTGATTGAAAACAACCTGCTGACCCGCGACCTAACAGTCAAAGGTACCACCACTATTGAAGGCGATCTAAACGTAACTGGCACAGTACCTGAGACCAGTCCTATGTATATCAGCATAGTTGATGCTGCCACAAACAATGTAAAATCAACCTTGACTCGCACATTGTTTGATGGATTCACTGATACTATTTTTCAACAGATCAAGGACAACGGGCTGGATCTTGGCAAGATCACAGTCAATGGCGAAACAGTTATTGATGGTGCCAATCTTGGAAATAAGATAAGCTATAGTAATTTACAAAAGGTAGGTACCTTGCAAGAATTGCAAGTGGAAGGCGAAACCCTACTGAGTCAAAGTTTGTATGTTACTCGAGGACGAGTAGGTATCAACACCATTGAACCAGCACAGGCCTTGAGCATATGGGATCAAGAAGTTGAAGTGGGATTCAGTAAACAAACTACCAATACTGCGGTATTTGGTACTCCACGTAACCAAACTCTGGTGCTCAGTAGCAATGGCAAAAACAATGTGACTCTCACTGCCGACGGCGCCACCACAGTTAATCAATTGAACATTGGTGCCATATCTATCACCAGTGGGTCAGTTCCGCCCACGACTGATCAACCCAAAGGTACTATTGTATTCAATGAAAACCCAACCCTGGGTGGACCAATGGGTTGGGTCAGTTTAGGCAATGCCCGTTGGGCAAATTTTGGTGTTATTGATTAATCAACTAAAAATCTCAACGAGTACTTGTGTTCAAAAAAGTAGTCGCCAAATTCAATTCTGAACCAGTTGTACCAATCATTGCTGTACAGTAAATCAAAGTTGTAATCGACAATTTCTCGCACACGTGGCAATATGTCGCGCTGATCCTGCTCGCACAACCATTTGAACTGCTCCAGTGCTGCGGTATGACGATCGGTAGGATCTAAAATACTGTCGTAGCTCTCATCAATGATGCCGTCGAATGTTTTAAATCCCAGGCGTTTCAATCCCAACAAGTGAAATCTGTTACCAATGGTAATAAACATTCTGCGAGCCAAGATTGGTTTCACAGTTTTTTCTGTAAAGAACACATGGCCATCACCGTCGTTGGTTTCGCATACCAAACTGTACGCTGTTTGATTGTAAATTTCAATAGGCAAGATCTGACTGATACTCATACTTTGTCCATGGTAATTGACATGATCCACAGTATAGTTGATAGATTTGGCAACCTGATCGAAGTCGTTGATACCATCTTTTTCCCAACGCCACTTGGATACGTCTGATGCATCAAAGTTTGATTTGTAGCTGTTGATATAAGACACAACACCTTTGTCGGTTAGCCCATGGTCATTGAGAAAGTGATAGGTTAGGTCTCTATGAGGTTTTTTACGGCCCAGTAGCGCATCAAACAGCAATGGCTTTTCATCGTATGGTCTAAGGTTGTATAAGATACTGGGCTTGACATTTTTATAAAAATGCAAACTGGTAACAAACCAATCTAAGAATTTACCAGTTTTGGATTTGCTGATAGTTCCGCCTTGTAGATATCCACAAACAAACCAGGTGATTTTTTCTCTGTCATAGCGACTGATAAAATCAACTGTGCGCTGATGCAACTCAGGTCCCAATACCAGCACACGATCAACATGATTGTACACTTCATCGATTTGTTTTTCAATTTCTACATCGTATGGAAATGGAATTTGAAAACAGGCAATTTTTGTAGAATTGGCATCAGTGTCGGCGGCACAGGCATTGATAAAGGCTTCGGGATCATTGTATATGGTCCAATTATCAAACCATCTGTTGGCCAGCATTCTCAGATGATAGAGAAAGACCTGCCGACTTTCGTGCGGAAAGTAAATGTGGAATTGTTTCATTCGAATTATTTGTTTTTTGGTTTACGAGTAGTGGCTTTTTTAACTGCTGGTTTATCTGCACTGGCTTTTTTAGCAACCGGCTTTTTAGCAACTTTCTTGGTTGCTGGTTTTTCCACCGGGAATGGAATAACTTCTGCTGGTACTGCAGGGGTCGCTACTTCCACTGGTGCTGCTTCTGTGGTCAAACCGAACAAACGCTTGATATGCTTGATCATAATATCTCCTAATTGATTGGATAGTATTATTTAGTAGGTCTGACGTGAACAACACTTTTTTTGTGTCGTTGCTGTCCGGCATACATTTGACTATGGGATTTACAACAACACTTCATTCTCCAATATTTATTCCTTTTTTTGGACAAATTAAAATATAAAAATGTTGCAGGACAGCATAAATACATGTATACTAAGACTTAGTATAAAACAGTGAAATGCCGAACAGTTCGGGTCTCACTATAACATTTCGCTTAATAAAGGAAAATAAAATGTTTGAATTTAAATCAATTGTAGATCAAGTAGCACAAGCCAGCAAGCAACCGTTGACATTGGTTGAAGACAAAGCTGTGCGTAACAGTTTAGAAGCTGTGGTAGATGCCAATGCAGAATTTGTAAAAACCATTTATGAAACCAGTTTGGAACTGTCTAAACAGGTAGTGGAAAAAGCCAAAGAATATGACTACACCAAGTCATTGGCTGAATTGGCTGCAAAATTTGTACCAGCCAAGTAATTGCTGACAGTTGACACCAAAAGCCCCTGCGGGGGCTTTTCTTTTGATACTGCCCAGCCGACGCTTAAATATCTCTATGTCCTGGCAAAACTTCTATAATTCTATTCGCAACGAACTATGGCCCAACTGTGACAATGAAGATGACTTTGATCACCTGCCCGAAGAAATCAAAGAAGAATGTATCAACACCTACGGATATCGACCAGGGCATTACAAATCACAAAGTCGTATTCCGCATCAAGTTTTTCCTATAAAGACCGAAACAGCATGTCAGCTGAAATGGAATTGGAGTACTGTTTTTCTATCGTTGGAACAGACTGCCAGTTGTCATAGAACTGATCATCATCGTTTTGATACTGATACATTTGATTTCCACAACACACCAGAAAAAATAGCAGACCGTGAACGCATGCTTGCCGGCCAGTGGCCCGAACGTGGATGCGAGTATTGCAAAAACATAGAAGATGCTGGTGGGTCAAGTGATCGTATCAACAATTTGAATTTGGTGGGCAATCATGCTCCGGTAGAACTTTTTAACAATCCGTTGGCCACTCATGTTACTCCAAGAATTTTAGAAATTTATTTCAACAATACCTGTAATTTAAAATGCGTTTACTGTAGTTATTATTTCAGTAGTTTATGGGAAGCCGAGGATAGAAAATTCAAACGCACTCTCAATCAGGTGATTCCAATACAGCAGTTTGAAAAAAACACAAACTATCAATCCAACAAACAAAAATTATTTGACTGGCTGAAAGTGCATGGTCAAAATTTGACCAGACTGAACATATTGGGCGGTGAACCACTGTATCAAGATGAACTGGTCGAGTGCTTGGATTTTTTTGAACAGTATCCGGCTCCAGACATGGAACTGGAATTTTTCAGCAATCTCAATGCCAAAAAAGAAAAATTGGTTTCCACAGTTGAACAAATTAAACGCCTGTTGGACCAAGGCAAAATTAGAAAATTCAATATCACTGCCAGTTTAGATTGCTGGGGACCTCAACAGGAGTTTGTGAGATTTCCGTTGAGTTTGCAAACCTGGGAAGAAAATTTCAATTATCTATTGGATCAAGACTATATCAATATTGTTATAGGATCCACTGTGACTCCGCTGACTGTTAAAACTTTGCCAGACCTACTGATGAAATTTAACCAGTGGCACAAACGTCGTCCCATATATCATTATTTCAACAGCGTCAATGGACCCAGCTGGTTTTTTATAGACATATTGGGAGATATATTTGCAGACGATTTCAAACGCATATTGGAATTGATGCCAGAGCAGACTCCCGAGCAACAACAGGTCAAGGAATACATGCGTGGTATAGCACAGCAGGCATCATCTAAATTGCCAAACATACCGGAACTTCGCAATTTGCAACAGTTCTTGGACGAAATGGATCGTCGACGTCAAACTGACTGGCGCAGTTTGTTTCCGTGGCTGGATCAGGAATTTGCCCGTCTGTTGTAAAAAACCCACACCAAACAAGCCCTGGCAACAGGGCTTTTTTTACGGCCAAAAATTGGTAGACTCAAAAATTGCCAAAATAGTATAATAGTTTTACAGTAACAAAGGAGCGAGATATGCAATTAAATGGACGTCAAATAAAAAACGCAGAAGTCGATGGTGTAGACAGCAGTGACTACCCAGATTTTTGTGATGCATTTTTCAGCTATGCTGAATACGAAGATGGTACACCGTTGAACGACGAAGAGCTGGAACAGCTCGGCGACGAAAATGGTATGATGATTAACCAGTTGGCGTTGGACAAGTGCAACGACGAAGCCGACTACGATTATGATCAGGACCGCTAATGATTTCAAATCGTACTTTGGCCATTATTGGGTGTGGACTGCTGACGATGTTGTTGGTTCGACAGGAACTTCGCATGGATCAGGTTGAAAATCGCCTGAATCAAATACAGGACATTATCCAAACTTCGGATCGAATCAAGTACACCAAAAACGATTTGGATTGCTTGACTCGAAATGTGTACTACGAAGCTGGCATAGAATCCAAAGAAGGCAAATTTGCTGTGGCCCATGTCACAGTGAACCGACTCAAAACTGGTTACTGGGGCAATACTGTTTGTAAAGTAGTTTATGCTCCGGCACAGTTTTCATGGACATTGAAACGAAAATTGCCTGCGCCGGACCCAGGTCTCTGGGCCGAATCCGAGGATATTGCTCGCCGAGTGCTGACTGGGTATCGTGTATCAGGCCTGATGCACAGCCTGTATTATCATGCAACCTATATTCAAAATCCTGCCTGGGCAGATCCCGATAAGCAAGTGGGACAAATTGGAAAACATGTGTTTTACAATGGTGCCCGAAACAGTTGGTTAGAAATCTGATTGCAGTGAAAATCAATTAATTGTATAATGTAGTTTACTTGACAAAGGAGTCATATGAAATTAGATCCAAAAACTTTTAAAGTAAGTTCGCACAGCTGGAACAAGCGTCCGTTCAATCCAAACGACGCCGTTGACCTGGCCGAGTATGCGTATTTTTTACAAAATCGCAGTTGGAAAAATGGTTGCCCGTTTCATTGCGAATGGCCTTACAGTCATGTGATCAAAATGATCGAAGACAAGTTTGTCAAGCGCCATATCATGTCTGCTATCAAAACAGCCAAACAACGATGAAATTGTTGGCGACTTTGATAACTGTGGGTTTGGTAGGATGTGCCAGCAACGGTGCATATCGCCCGCAGGCAATGTCGTATTACGAAGTTGAACAAATCAAAGTCACCAACCGCGATTGCTCACGTGCTGATCAAATAATTGGGCAGATGGAAGAACAGTTGCGTCGTAAAGGCTATGCTGGTAAAAATCCAGAAGATTTGGCCACCGATGAAGATCGACAGTACAACAGCCGTGCTCGAGTGGTTATATGGAGTTTGCGAGTCGGCTGTAACAATCCTGATAGGTACAAATGAAACGACTACTTGTTGCAGGCCTGATATTTACAGCCACCGTGGCCCATGGAGAATGTTACATGCGATCAGCCATACACCTGATGCATCAAGCAGTTGACAGCACTCCGGTGGATTGGCAACAGTTGGTTACTCCAGATACCGGGGGACAACGATGCACAGTTCGCTATCGTATACAAATTAACCATAATTGGCAAACAGCCGAAGGATCAGCAGTGGCCACGACCCAAGCTCGGGCCTGTGCCTTGGCCATGGATATCAGTCGTGGCCATGTTTTACAAGAAGTAACTCCAGACCGAGTATCAGCTGACAATCAAATGGTATGCAGTGACTTGCCCGAAATTCGAGTACATCCAGTGCGTATTGGCGATGTGATTTGGCAAAGTGAAGTGGACATGCATACCATTCCGGCTGAACGCAAGGATTTTTGGTACAAGCGTAGTCGTTGTCGTATGTTTGTAGAACGTGATGTCAAAAATTCAAACCTATGGGTGTATCAAGGAGAGATTTGTCAGTTGTCCAATACACCAAATTCGAAATGGCAAGTGATTGACAAATATTAGCCATAATGTTAAAATGTTTTTATCGTAACCAAACCCCAAGGGGAATAAAATGAAGAAGTTGTTAATTGTTGGAGCAGTAACAGGTTTATTGAGTGCCTGCGGAACCACTCAGTATCAGGCACAAACCGGCCCAACTCCATCACAGCAACAGTCGGCTATCAGTCAGGCACCTGAATGGATGAGCCGTGTTCCCAAATCGGCCAATGCTGTGTACGAAAGTGCCAGTGCCACATCCACAGACTTTGCCATGGCAGATATGAAGGCCAAGGCCATTGCCTATGCCAAAATCTGTACTGCTGCCGGCGGCAAGGTACGAAGCCAGACCAAGGTGTTTATGCAGGACAATGGTACTACCACTGTGGAGCAATCAGAGTTGGCAATCCGTAGCATGTGTGCCGACATTGACATTACTGGCGTAGAAACTGTGGAAATGAAACACGTGGCCGAAGGCAATAGAATTCGTACCTATGTGTTGGTAGCACTACCAATTGGTGCAGCCAATACCATGAAAGCAGCCAAAGAAACTGGTCGTAGCTCAAAAGAAGCGTTTGAAGAATTGGATCGCATTACCGAAGAACAAAAAGGCAACGGCAAAGCCGAAGTTACTCCGGTACCACAAAAAGGTGACGAAGTGGCTGTGGTACGACCCGATGGTACCACATCAACACTCAATTTGATGCCGGTAGAAAACGAAGAATACAAAGCTCGCAGAGCCGACGCATTGAAAAAACCCGGTGCTGTGGTAGGACAGGTCACTATCAATAACTGAGCCGTTTATGATGTAATAATGTAGTAATATGCCCTTGATACAGTACGATATAAATACTGTAGCGAGGGCATTTCAATGGCAAGACCAAATCCAATCCGTGCAATTATGGAATCAGAACTACCCGGTAAAACCTACCAGCGTAGGTTACAATTCCGTCCCAGCTATGCAGATATAAAGTACGCATATAATATCTGCAATCGTTACCTGTTTGACAATCGGTTGCGTATGCCGGTTATCGAGCAAGGCACACGTCGTAAAACTTGGGGTTACTGTCAGTGGGAAGATCAACTGCAAGATACCGGCAGTTGGTGTACAATCCGCTTGATGGACAAATGGTTTTGCCAGCAATGGTTTCTCAATACCTTGGCCCACGAAATGGTACATCAATACCAATGGGACATCATACGCTGGGAAGAATACAACGGCAATTATGTAAAGTTAAGCGGTGCACACGGACCCGATTTTTTCCAATTCCGCGAACGTTTTGCCTACTACGGACTGCACCTAAAACAGTGGTACGGCCAGAAGCGTTGGTTGCGTCACCAAACATTTACCAAGTGTTGACATCTTAATCGTTTTCAAGTACAATAAACAATCATTTAACTCGAGAGGAAGTATGCCTAATTTTGTCCCCACCGTTTTGGAAAAAACAGCCAATGGCGAACGTGCCTATGACATTTACAGTCGTTTATTAAAAGACCGTATCGTGATGTTGGATACCGAGGTCAACGAACACTCGGCCAGTTTATTAGTTGCTCAATTGTTATTTTTAGAAAGTGAAAATCCCAATGCTGACATATTATTTTACATCAATAGCCCCGGTGGTTCGGTTACAGCAGGTATGGCTATCTATGACACTATGCAGTTTATCAAACCCGATGTTAGTACCATTGTTATGGGCCAAGCCTGCAGTATGGGAAGCCTTCTCAGTACCGCCGGAGCCGCAGGCAAAAGATTGATGCTTCCGCATGCTCGACACATGATACATCAGCCATCGGGTGGTGCTCGTGGTCAAGCCACTGATATTCAGATCCAAGCACAGGAAATCTTAAAGATGAAACAGTATCTGACACAAATCTATGTCGACCATAATAGTGTTGGCAAAACATTTGACGAGTTTGCTGCGGACATGGAACGTGATTTCTTTATGAGTGCCCAAGAAGCACTGGCATACGGACTTGTCGATGAGATTATTACCAAACGATAATGCCAGACCAAAGAATATTTTGTAATAGCCCGTGGTATGAATTGCATGTGTACTGGGATGGATCGCTGGGATTTTGTTGTCATGCAACACCAGCGGTTCCGTATCCTGACACAGCCCGAGCCAAATACAATTTAAAAAACATGTCCATTGCTGAGTGGTATCGTAGCAAACCCATGCAACAGGCTCGCCAACGCATGTTTGATACACACCGCTGGGATCACTGCAATCGTTGTTGGCACGAGGAACAGGTTGGCACAACCAGTCGTCGTCATCGTAGCAATCAAAAATCAGTGATTTTCAGAGAAAACTTTCGCGACAGCTTTGAACAAAGTCCTGGATATCAAAAGTTTACGGATCCTGAGTTTGCCGGACTACCCATTGATTTGCATATAGACCTGGGCAACTACTGTAATCTTGCTTGTAAAATGTGTAATCCCTTGGCCAGTAGTCGCATAGCCAGTCAACACCGAACCTGGCAATTGATTGATTCGGTACCTCAAGATTGGACACAGGACGAAGCAGTATGGCAACGGTTTGTGAACGAAGTGGCGGAGATACCGGGCCTAAAAAATTTACACTTCATGGGCGGTGAGACCTTGATACAGCCAAGATTTGAACAGTTTATTGACTTTTTGATCAAGCACGGACGTACCGACATTTGTATCAGTTTTGTTACCAATGGCACAGTATACAATGATGCCCTGGTACAAAAGCTCAAACTGTTTGCCCGAGTTGGTATAGAAGTCAGCATAGAAACACTGACAGAAACCAATGCTTATATTAGACAAGGCACCGACACCGACCAAGTGCTGGCCAATATTGGTCGCTATCAATCCGAAAGCAATGGCAACAGCGTTACTGTGACACTACGCCCAGCACCCAACCTGTTTAGTGCCAGAGATTATTGGCAAGTGATACAATTGGCCTTGGATCAGCAGTTGATTATCAAAAGCAACATCTGCACTGATCCTGGATTTTTAAGTGTGGAAGCATTACCGCGATCAATTCGTCAAGGCTATGTTGCCAATTATCAGCAATTACTCAAAGATTATGAATTGACTGATATGGCCACAGACTACAATGAAAGCGACCCGCATAATTATCGTTTGGTAGCACGTAATCAAATCGTGCAAATGATTGCCATGTTGGACGCACCAGATCCCGACAATCAAAAAGTATTGATCACACAGCTATGTCAACACATACAGGCATGGGATCAAGTGTACCATTATGATGCCACGCAGTTGTATCCTGAGATGGCCAAGTTATTGACCGAGTATGGTTATGCAGTATAATACTCATGTAGAAATAACATTAAAGCCTGTGCGGCGCCCCACTGTTGTGGTACAGGTTGGCGATCAATTGGTACATGCTCAGTTGGTTCACACAAACACTTATAAATTTGAAATAACACAAGCAACTGGCCCGCTGATCATTGCAGTAGAGATGCGTGAAAAAAGCGACACAGACAGTTCCACAGCAGTCATAATTGAAAACATTTCGTTGGGCGGAATCAGCGATCCAAAATTCATCTGGACCGGCATATATCGTCCCGAATATCCTGAACTTTGGGCCAGCACACAAACCGACCTTAAGGAAACTATAGAAGCCACCAACTACTTGGGATGGAACGGTCGTTGGGAATTACAAACCACGGTGCCCATTTTTACTTGGATTCACCAAATTCGTGGGCTTGGTTGGATTTTTGAGTAATTACCAAAAATTAGATTTTTTAAGATTTTCAGTTGCGGGCATTACACGTAAATTAGATTCAACGTGTAGTCCACAAACCATTGGATGCTTAATAGGTATAATATGATCTACTTCGTGCTTTATACCTGTTTCTTTTGTTAGCTGTCTTGATTCTTCATATAGTTTTTCAATTGCAGATTTATTAGCCCAATTTGGTGTAGCATACTTACGCATTGCTGCACCATCCCAGAGTTTTCTAATATCATTTTTTTCTAATTCGGGTCTCGGGTTAGATTTTGAACCAACTACATTATAAAACCGTTCTTTGATTATTCGTCTAGGCATAATAGGCCCAACAAATAATCGTTTAAATTTTGCGTACTCTCTGGAATTCATAAAAATATTTACCATTTAAATTTTCCCAAATATCTCAGTATAAACACTTATTTGTTGCATTGCGTGATAAATATCAGTATAATCACTAATGAACATCTTGATTATATTGAAAAGGAGTCACAAAATGACAAAAATTTTACAAAAACTTACCCAGTTTTTTAGTTTCAAAGGATCAGTAAACTCTGATTTGGATGCTTACATTGCCAGCAAAAATCCACAAAACGTAGCCGACGTTGAACGTCTATCACTGCAATACATGAATCGTGGTGTATGTGGGAGAACCGTATAATGTTACTGCTAATCTCAAAAATCGCTGAATTTGTAGAAAAATATGCAGCAAAAACAGATCGTCACGAATCGTATCTGGGAGGCCTATAATGCGCGAATTTTTAAAAGAATTATTCAAAGCCTGGGTCGAAGCACGTCGGGCCTACGTAAAAGCACGTATGGTTGATGGACATTGGTATTGATATGATTGTTACTCGATTCCTGCCTTTTACACAGTTTGATCAATACGGCGATTGGCTACACAGTCAAGACGCCGAAACCAAAGAACTGTATTTTGGCGTGGGCGGTGCGGACAACATTATAGATTCACTGATGGATCGAATCCGCAGCGTACCAGACGATCACTATATCTTGGTTGCCAAGGATCGTGGAACTTGGGTTGGCACACTACATATCGCTGTTAACCATAAACAGATAGAGTTTGGACTTATTGTGCTACCACAATGCAGAGGCCAAGGTATTGCCAACATCATGCTGGAACAGGCCATAGTATGGGCACGTAACCGCGGATACACCGAGTTGTTTATGCATTGTTTGG